ATTATACTCGCCAGGCTCCAGCACATAGGTCGCCGGCTTGATAGCGGTCATGACTTTCGGCAGCGCGTGCGGTAGCGGCGTCCAGTCGTTATACTCGCGGTTCGTGCAATAGAAATACTGTTGAAGGAACGCGCCTTTAGAGCGACCAAGCAACGTCTGATCTATGACCTTGCACTGGCCGAATACGTCTTCTAATCCGTTCGACGTAAACGATCCGGTCAAGCCCCATCTGATCTTGAACTGGTCCAATATCTTCATCAGATGTTTAAACCGTTTGCCGCTCGGGTTTTTTAGCCGCGTCAATTCGTCAAAGATGATGCCGTCAAAGTCTTTCGGATCGATCGACGGTATATTGTCGTAGTTCGTCACAACAATATCAGCGTCCGACTCAAACGCTTTCTTGCGTTGCGCGGGCGTGCCAACGGCGACGGCGATGGACAGATGCGACGCCCACTTCGTCACTTCTACCGGCCACACAGACAGGCACACACGCTTGGGCGCAAGCACAAGCCAACGGTCGCAATGCCCGCGCAGCGTCATGTCGGCCATGGCTGTGAGCGTGATCGCCGTTTTGCCCGCACCGACTGGCGCGAGGATCATGGCGCGGTCGCGGCTGAAGAGGAAGTCGGCGGCTTCGTGTTGATACGGTCGTAAGTCCATCGGTCTACGTTCTCTTTATTCCACAGACAAGCATAGTTTTGGTTCAGCTTCCGCATGTCTTCTGCGAACAGCTTTTGCAACGCGGACAGCTTGCCGCCGTCGCGTTTCAGTTCTACAAACCACGTCTCGCCGTTCGGCAAGCACACGATCCTGTCGCTTACACCACGGTTCGACAAGCTGTTGAACTTGTAGGCAATTCCGCCAAGTGATTTGACGGACTTGACGAAGTAAGCTTCGATTTCTTTCTCCAGCATAAAAATATTTGTTGCACAGCGCAGCGCGGTTGTCTAGTCTGCAAATCATCAGAGAGGTTCGGTAATGTCACACAGCAAAATAGTCGGCGGTTCGACCGCCAAACGTCTTATCAATTGTCCGGGCTCACGGGCGCTTGTCGAGACGGTTCCACCAAAGCCCACAAGCAGTTACGCCGAGGAAGGGACGCGATTGCACAATGCGATGCACGCGATCCTGTCTCTAGACGAAACCATCGACTCGTTTGACAACAACGAAAAGTTAAGATTTGCTCTCGACTCTTTGAATGAGATCGACCCTAACCGCGGCATGGAGTTTCAAACCGAAGTCACGGTGCATTTCGGAGGGTTTCTTGCTGGCGTATTCGGATCATGCGACTTGCTTGGCCGTATTGGCAATCGTGCAATTCTACTCGATTGGAAGTTTGGTGATGGGGTGGCGGTGGATGCTGAAGAGAACGATCAGCTTCTCTTCTACGCTGCTGCTGCTATGCGCACCGCCGAAACACGTTGGGCGTTTGAAGGCGTCACTGAGATCGAAATGATTATCGTGCAGCCGCCGCGTGTTAGCCGGTGGCTTACGACGCCCGGTCGCGTGAAGGCGTTCGAGCGCGTGCTGTTCGACGCCGTGCAAGCTTCGTTTAAGCCCGACGCGCCGCTGAAGCAGGGCGATCATTGCCGTTGGTGCCCGGCCAAGGCCGTGTGCCCCGAGGTGACTGGACAGCTTGAGCGCGCGGTGTCTACAAAGATCGCCGCTATTGACCCGGAGAAGATTGGACATGCTTTGGCGTTTGCGCAGGTTGCGGAAGAATGGGCTAAGAGCGTTCGTGAAATGGCGCAAACGATGCTGGAGAGCAACGCCCCGGTCACGGGCTGGAAGCTTGTCCCTAAGAGAGCAACTAGACAATGGGCCGATCCCGACGCCGCAAGAGCGGCTCTCACAAAAATGGGATTGGATGATTCGGATTTGATGGTGATGAAGTCGCCCGCGCAAGTCGAAAAGATTGCGGGCAAGCTTCCTAAAGACCTGACGGTCGCCATCTCAACAGGTAACACCATCGCGCCGGAGAGCGATCCGAGGCCGGAGGTGCTTACACACGGAAACGATCTTATCCGTGCTTTCTCTAACGTAAGGTAAAGACAATGACTGGTATCACGAAGTTCGGTAACGCTAATCTTCCGGCGGATGTTGACCTTGGCGATGCACTTATGAGCCTTGGCGACGAAATCGGTGTGGGCGGTAATGTCATCATCAAGATGGACAAAACCGGCCACTGGGTTTACGGCGCTGACCAGACCTTGATCGATCCCGATGGACGTTGGGCGGTTAACCCCGCTTCGTTCGTGAAGGGTTGGGTTGCGTGGGGTGAAGGCGAAGTCCTCGCAGAGCGTATCTTTTCTGCTTACGACAAGGCCGCGCCTCGCACGGTTGACCAGCTCGACGCCCCGCCCGTTGCTGCGAAGCGCGGATGGGAGCAGCAGCTCGGGCTCAGCATGAAGTGCCTCAGTGGTGACGACGAAGGTATCGAGGCGCGTTTTGCGACGACTTCAGCCGGCGGCAAGCGAGCCGTGGCCGAGCTGGGGGTAAACGTCGGGAAGCGCATCAATACGCAGTCGCCGGCTACTGTAGCGGTCTGCAAGTTGGGGTCGTCGACTTACCAGCACAAGACCTACGGCCGCATCTTCTATCCTGTCTTTGAGATCATCGACTGGATGACGATGGATGGCGAACCGGTGGAGGAATCCGCATCTGCGGGTGACACTGGCCGTCGTCGGCGGGCGTAACATGAAGCGGGGGCGAAAGCCCCCGTTCTCATCTGTATAAATCGGCTGCTATTTGTCAGGGAGGTAAAAATGCCTAAGTCTTTGTGTTGCCCTTTGTGCGGCGGCGATAACTTACATCACATTGGAATGATGGATTTTTCGCGCCCTTTGGGTGAGGATAAACCCATACGCGCCACATCCATAACCCCCCAACGTGTTGTCATCACGGACGACGCCGCTGTTTTAGCCCCCACGCGGCGTAATTGGTTGCGCATATTTTTTGAGTGTGAAACTTGCGGGGCTAAAGACGAAAATCTGCATTTGGAAATATCGCAACATAAAGGCGTCACAGAAATATCTTGGCGCGTGCCGGGGCACACACTTAAAAAAGAAATTGAGGTCTGAGCCCATGATAACGTGGGTAGATATGGAAACCGCAAGCGAATGCGACTTGCGGGAGCGCGGTGTTTACAACTACGCGCAGGACCACACGACTAAAGTGCTGTGCATGTCCTACGCCTATGACGATGGCGACGTGCAGACCTGGACGCCCGGTCAGCCGATGCCGGAGATCAAGGGCCAAGTGCGGGCGCACAACGCGGCGTTCGAGCGGCTGATCTTTTGGCACGTGCTGAAGATGCCGATACCGCTGGAACAGTTCTACTGCACGGCCGCGCAGGCGCGTGCGAACTGTGCGCCAGGCTCGCTAGAAGACGTTGGCCGGTTCGCCGGCGCGGCCATGCGTAAGGACACGCGCGGGCCGTATCTCGTGCGCAAGTGCTGCACGCCGCCGTTCCGGCAAGACCTGTTGCCGGAGCTTTACGAATATTGCGAGCAGGACGTGCGCACTATGCGCGCCGTCAGCAAGATGCTGCGCGAGCTGACCGACGAAGAGCTGGCTGACTACCACGTCAACGAACGCATTAACGACCGCGGCGTGCGTATCGACCGCGACCTATGCCTAGCCGCCGTGCAATACGCCGAGAATGAGCGCGTTGAGATCGAGTCGACCGTCCGCGAGGTGACGAACGGCGAAGTCCTTAGCGTGCGCAGCCCGCGTATGCGCAAGTGGGTGATGGAGCGCGTAGGCCCGCAGGCGCTTAAACTGATGGAGCGCGACGGCAAGTATTCAACCGACAAAACCGTGCGCGCCAACCTGCTCGCGCTTGACGATCCAGAAGAGGTGCCCCCCGATGTCAAAGAAGTTATCCAATGCGCTGATGATCTATGGGCTTCCAGCGTCGCTAAGTTTGATCGTCTGGCTCGTCTGGCTGGGGTCGATGATCGTGTGCGCGGCGCTTTTGTTTTCGCCGGAGGATCAGCTACGGGCAGAGCGTCGAGCTATGGCGCTCAGGTCCACAACTTCACACGTAAGTGCGCCGAGCACCCGGAAGCCGTGCGACGTGCAATGGTTCATGGCCATGCCATCGTGCCTCACCACGGGCGGCGAGTCACCGACGTATTGCGTGGGATGCTTCGGCCCGCCTTGATACCGGCGGAAGGTAAGACGTTCGTAGTGGCTGACTGGTCCGCTATCGAAGGCCGCGTCAACCCGTGGCTCTCAGGCCGCGGCGACGCCAAGCTTAAACAGTTCCGCGAGGGGCTTGACGTTTACAAGGTCAACGCCGCTGAGACGTTCCGCACGACCTATGAGGCTGTCACGAAGGACCAGCGCCAGATTGGGAAGGTCCAAGAGCTGGCGTGCGGCTTCGGCGGCGGTATAGGCGCGTTCGCAGCCATGGGCCGCGTCTATGGCGTGCATCTGCCCGAGGCGCAGGCGCGGAGCATGGTGGACGCCTGGCGGCGCGCTAACGCATGGGCTGTGCCGTTCTGGAATGATCTTGAAGAGGCTTACAACCGTGCGCTTCGCAATAAGGGCCGCGTGTTCACAGCCGGTAAGATTTCTTACGTCGCGGATAAGAATCATCTTTGGTATTGCCTGCCTTCCGGTCGCGTGCTTTGCTACCCATTCGCGCGATTTGAAGAGAACGGCGATATTACCTATGCGAAGGCGGCTTGGAAGCCTGCGGCAGACGCTAAGGCTTGGCCTCGTGCGCGTCTCTGGCGTGGGCTGGCTTGCGAGAACGTCACACAGGCGACCGCCCATGACCTTTTACGTGAGGCTCTTCGCCGTCTTGATGTGTTGGGCTTTGAAGTTGTTTTACATTGCCACGATGAAATCGTGTTGCAGTGCGATGCAGAAAAAGCTATTGACTCAAAAAACAAACTAGAAGAAATTATGTGTACGCCTCCAGAATGGTGCGCCGGTCTGCCGCTGGATGTTGAGGCAGCTATTATGGATCGGTATGGAAAGGGGTAGCGGTGATTACACGCGAGCGATTGGCAGCGTTATTTGTTTACGACAAAAAATCCGGTGACTTTACGCGGCGCGTTGCTGTTGGTCGTCATGGATGTCATCGTGCGGGTGAACTTGCGGGTACAGTTCAAAACCATGGCTATCGTATCATAACAATAGATAAGAAGCGATACATGGCGCATCGATTAGCATGGCTTTACGTATGGGCTGTTTGGCCTCGCGGCGATTTAGACCACATCAACGGCGATAAGTTGGACAATCGTATAGAAAATTTACGGGAGGCTACGCGTAAACAGAATATGCAAAACGTGCGAAAGCACAAACACAACACCAGTGGGTATAAGGGTGTGGCGTGGCACTCTCAGCGAAACAAATGGCGAGCGTATATATTTGATAGTTATAGACAGATACATCTTGGCCTGTTTGACTCCAAAGAAGCCGCCGCAGAAGCAAGATTAAAAGCAGAAAAACAATATTTCTCCCACGGGGCTATGAAATGACACTCTTTGAATACTTCACACAGCTTGCGCCCGAGGGCGAGACGGCGCTCATCGTGCAGCAAATCGCTACCGGCCGCACGTATCTGGATGGCTCGCCGCGCTACACTTGGCCGGCGTATTATCCCAAGCACAAGCGCCGCGCGGGCGAGTCTTGGTTTCTGAATACGGGATCCTTCATCCGCGAGCGGTTTGAGGATGGCCAGCCATCTGCATCCAGGAACCATTGCACGCACACTCTTTTCCTGATGCTGGATGACATCGGCACCAAGTCCAAAGAGCCGCCGCTCGCGCCCACCGCTATCGTCGAGACGAGCCCCGGCAATTTTCAATACTGGTATGCTTACAGCGACCAGCCTACCGTAGACGAACACTGTTCACTTCTGACCGCGCTCGCTAAGGCCGGCTACACCGATCCTGGCGCTACCAACCCCGTGCGCAACTGTCGCCTTCCAGGGTCGGTAAATCGCAAGCCCGGCCGCGAGGACTTCGTGTGCCGCGAAGTGACGTTCGATCCTTCCCGCGAGTTTACCGTCGCACAGATCGTCGAAGCGTTCGGCGTCACGCTGGAGCCTGTCGAGACGAATACGCATCACATACGGCTTACGGACAGCGGCAAAGATGATGTCGTGGCGTGGCTGAATGAGAACAACCTTATTACGTCCCGCGTAAATCACGAAGGCTGGATGGGCGTTGTATGCCCGAATCACGCCGCGCATACGGACGGTCAAGGCGAGGCGCGGTATATGCCGCAGTCCCGCGCGTTCTTCTGTTTTCACGGCCATTGCGAACATCTGACCAGCGAAGCCTTTCTTGAGTGGGTGGGTGAACAGGGTGGGCCGCGTCGCCGTCCAGGACTGCGCGACGACATCCTCTCCGACATGCTGACCGAGATGCAGCCGCCCGAACCGACGGAGGCATTCCCTGATGTCGTGACGCCGCAGATCGCAGCCGTAGAGCGCAAGCAGGCTGGGCGCGAGACGCGCGACGGCTGGCACGCGCGGTTCGCTTACGTCGCTACTGACGACGCCTATTTCGACCGCGAGACTTGTTCGGAACTGAGCCGCAAAGCCTTCAACGCGCTCTATCGTCACGTCGACTGCTACGCGCAGGCCGCCGACGGCAAGAAACGCCGGCTAGAGGCGTCCGTGTGGTTCGATATGTTCCGCGAGGAACGCAACGGCTACGCCTTGCACGGCATGACCTACGCCGCCGGCGACGACTGGCAAGTGCATAAGGACGGGCTCGTTTACGGCAATGTCTGGCGTAACTTCCGCCCCGCAATAACCGCCGGCGGCGATCCGCAACGGTGGATTGACCACTGCCGCAAGTTGGTTCCTAACGGGGAAGAGCTTGCGCACGTCTGGGACGTTATGGCGTTCAAGCTGAAGAATCCGAAGATTAAAATTAACCATGCCGTGCTGCACGGCGGCCACGGCGGTTCCGGCAAGGATACTATGTGGGCTCCGTTCTTTTGGGCCGTGTCGGGCGACAGTTTACAAAATGTTAAGATAATCGATGGCGATAAGATCGTCTCGGACTGGGGGTATCACTATCAGAGCGAAGTAATCATCCTTAATGAATTGAAAGAGCCCGAGGCGCGCGACCGCCGGGCGATGGCGAACAAGCTGAAACCCATCATCGCCGCGCCGCCGGAGATGCTGACCGTCAATCGCAAGAGTCTGCATCCTTACGAAATGCCGAATCGGCTGCTTGTGGTCGCGTTTACGAACGAAGACACACCTATTACGCTTGATTCAGATGATCGGCGCTGGTTCTGTATATGGTCCACCGCCGCGCGCATGAGCGAACATGCAGCCGCAGATATGTGGGACTGGTATAAAGCTGGAGGTTTCCAAGCTGTAGCGCAGTGGCTCTACGCCCGTGACGTGTCGATGTTCAACCCGAAACAGCCGCCGATGATGACAGACTACAAGCGCAAGCTGGTTTATACTGGCATGAGCCAGGCGGAGAGCTACGTCTACCATGAGATAGAAGAGCGCGTCGCGCCGTTTGATAGAGATATTATCGGTGGCCCGTGGCACAAAGTTCTGAAAGAATTGAATGACCGCGCGGGGAATAACCTACGCATCGTGCAGCCGGCGTTTTTTCATGCGTTGAAGGAAGCTGGTTGGATCGACAAGGGACTGATCTACTCCAAAGATTATCCAACTAAACGGCATTGTTTCGTGCGGCCGGAGCTGGCGGAATGGTCTAATTCTGACATCCGCCGGGAGTGGGCTAGGATAAGCGGAGAAGGAGCGCCGAAAGATAATGTCTACCCAATCAATCGATCTGTATAAGCACGTCCTAGAGACGCTGGCAGAGCTAACCGAGTCAGTCGACGACTATTTAGACTGGGCGGCGACGCCAGGTGATGATGAGTGCCCGGAGGCGGTTATAGATCGCCTCTGCGCGGCGCATGAGTCGGCGCAAGAGCTATTGGCGGGGCTCGGGTTCGGAGAAACGCCATCCTAAAAAGAAAAGGCCGGCTTGCGCCGGCCCTAGTCGGGGAAGGAATGGACGCCATCTTTTTAGCGCGTCTCAGCCGACGTTGCAAGTGCCGTCGGACATATAAAGACAGTCCAAGCGCCGGACGATTTCTTGCTCGGTCATGATCGGATGCTCAGTCGCGTGCGGGTTGGTGCGGCGGAACACGGCCCAGAGCGGCTTATTCACTTCATAGCAGGGCTCGTTGCGAGGCATGTCGGGCACAAGCGCCCCATAGCCATCTAATTGCGTTTCCCAGTAGCTCATTATTTCACCCCGAATATCAGTTCCAGGACTACGATGACCGCGACGGCCAGGATGTCAACGTCTTTCATATCGCCTCACCGCCGCCATGACCGCCGTGTGATTGTACCGGAAGACGCCCGCTATCGTCGGATAGCTTGCTTTTAGCTCCCGCCTGGCGCGCCACATTATCTCGTCTCGCACTGACACTTTCCACGACGTTCGGTCGTGACAGATCAGGGCGTCGGGCGTCGTGTGAAGCGCCTTTGCGGCCTCTTCTACCATCTTCCGAATCTGGCGTTGTTGCTCCATCCGTTCTGCGTGGATGGTGGGCGGCGTTTCGTCTCGCATTTTCGGGCTCTTTCGTTGCAAAGTTTAGGGCATAGCCGGCCGTTATGATGGCGCGATCATCGGCCAAGGGCAGGTGGATGCGCGCCCACGGCTTGCCATTAAGGCCGTGGATAGTGATAGACCGGCTCTCTACATTCCAGGTGACTTGACTAGGCGTGACCTTCCACACGGGCGCTCTCCTCTTCCCGGCGCTGTATCTCAGCCTGTATGACTGCGCCGCGGTATGGGTCCGCGTCGGCGTCTAGCATAAGCTGCAAGGCGTCGTCTGACAGCAAGCGCACAACATCGCGCAGGTTCGATAGTTCTTCCCAAAGCACTTTCATTTTTCCCATCATTCATTTCCTTTAAGTGCCGCGTCGATATTGGCAATGTCTTCCGGCATCAGCGCCGCCGAATAGTCGTTGCGAATTTTAAGCAGAAGCTCCCGCAAAACGATCTCGCGAATGCCGCCGTCGAAAACGACTGTATATTGGTTGTCACTCATCCCCGTCTCCTTTCAGAAAAGCGTCGATGCGGGCGAGCCATTCGCAATCCTCCTCATCCAGCGTGACAGCCGCAACCTCGCGCACATATTCGCGCGCCTCCTTCAGCAACTCCGCCGCCTCCCGCTCGCGCGCTTCGGCTGCTTCGGCACGCTCGGTGCATTTGTCGAGTTCTCTGATGTATCGTTGAAACTCACGCTCGCCTTCCGCTATTCGTGCTTTGGCGGCAACGAGTTCGGCGCGGGCTGCGGCAAGGTCGGTGAGGGCTTTGTCCACCTCTACGCGCAGCTTCACAATCTCCATCATCGCATTGGCAGTGATGAAGTTGCCGTGTCGGTCATAGCCGCCTTGGGACCCGTCCGACGCATCGTCCCAATCAATCGAGTTATCCCAATCGCTCCCATTGGAAAACTTACGGTCAACGTCACTCATCCCCGTCTCCCTTCACAAGCGCGTCGATGCGATTCGCCAGTTCAAATGCGTCTCGCGCGGCGGCTTCGTGCTTCGAGTTTTGCACTTGCTCGACGTATGGGCGCGCGGCTTTTAGTGTGGAACGCAATTCGTCAATCTCTTTCTTCTTGACCATATGAACCTCCGCGACAATCTGCTCGATCAGCCGAGACAATGCGTGCGTCACGATGCTGTCTTCGGCAATCTCCTTTGCGAGTTCTCTGTAGCTGGTTGCTTTAGGTTTGCGCATCCTCCCCTCCTTTCAGCGCGGCGTCGATGCGGGCGCACAAGTCATCATTCAAGAACGAAGGAACGTCACAGCGCGGCCGCGCCTCCCGCAGCAACTCTCGGGCGGCGGCGAGTTCGGCGCGGGCGGCGGTTAGCTCTATCTCTGCGTCATAGGCTTTGCGCATGTAGTAGCTGACGCCGCGAAGTTCGTCACTCACCCCCGCCTCCTTTCAGAAAGGTGTCGATGCGAGCTTTGGCGTCAGACATTTCCCAAGCGTCTGCCATGTCGTATGCGCCCATGTAACTTAGTGATGAGTTGAATCCCTCTTGGAATGCGCGGAATACATGCTCCTGCAGCGCCTTCGCCGCTTCCTGCTCGCGTGCGTTGGCGGCGGCGAGTTCGGCGCGGAGTCGGGTGATTTCGTCGGCTGCTTCCTTTTGATAAGGATCGTATTTCGCGCAAATTAGCAGCCGCTCTACAATGTCGTTACTCATCACCACGCCTCCTGGTCTTGGATACAATGCTCGCGGAGTCTATCGCCCTTGTGCAACGCCGCCTCTATCAGACCGTAGAGCGGATCGGATTTGGCCAGCACCACGCCCTTATCGTCAAATTCGTAAGGGTCCAGTTCAATCGACAGCACCTCGATAGCCTCAACGTAGCGCGACATGATTCCGACATCAGGCTCGGGCTCGCCTATCTCATAGGCGACGGTTGCCGTGCCGGACGCGAACAGACATGCGCCGGGCAGGATTTGCAATTCGTCGAAGAAATATTCAGTTTCCATTCCACACTCCTATCCAGTAATCCTCCGCGGCGTTGTCATGCGCCTCGCGTAGGGCCATATAGGCTTCGTCTACAAGCCCCGGCCGGGGCTGTAGCGCCAGATAGTCTAGCAGGGCCTCTAGCGCCCGCGTGTCCATTTCCAGGTCGATCATTGCGTTGCCTCGTTCGTGAGCTTGCGAATCAATTCGTCTTTAAGCCGCAAGCGTCGTTCGGCATCGTAATACTTTAGCTTTAGCTCGTTTAGCTCTTTCGTAATGTCGACCAGTTGCTCTGCGATGATGATGTTCGCTCGTTTCCAAGCGCGTTCTGCTTCCAAGTCTGCCCGCAAGCGGGAGACTTGCTTCACGAGTGAGTCGCTCAAGATTTCGCGGGGGTTATCCATCTTTCACCTTTACTGTTAGTTCGAGCCCCAGAGCCCCGCACCAGTCCACTAGGCGCGGGATTGACGGTTTACAGTAACCGGTTTCCCACGCCCATATGGCATTGGCGTTGTAACCGGCCTTCTCTGCTACTACGGCTTGTGACAGCCGTAGCTGCTTGCGGCGCTGGCGTAGCGCCACGGCTATCGGCATTGGCTTGTATGTTGTCACGTTTACTCTCCGAAACAGAAACAACGCGCATAGGCGAGCAGCACCTCTTGCGAGGCGTCATAGTAGCGCGTCCAAGGCGTCCCCCAGTCCTGAACCTCTAACCATGCGCGGGAAGGCTCGCGGTTGTCGTCTAGCTCGCCGCGAATCCACACGGCCGGTCCTCCCGTGGCTATCAGAATGCTAAATTCCCCCGCCTCTAGCGTGTCGCCCAGCGCGCACCACCCGCTGCGGACTTCGATTAATAGCGCGTCTTCCTGGATTCGCGTTTGCGCCTCTTCCAAGCTTACACACTCTCCGGCGTCGGCGCTTAGTTCGTCCAGTTCGTCTTTGTTCTCTTCGTCCCACTGGGCAAGCTCGGCGCGCGCGTCGGCTTTCTCGTGCGATTCAGCGTCCGCAATCATGTCGAGCAACGCTTGGCGCTCCTCTCGAAGCTCCATAAGCCGATCATAGTCGACGTTGAGCGCGTCAACCATTTCCTCGATAGCCGCATACGCGCTGCGGCCGGTTTCTTTCAATCTATCGTCCATTTTACTTTCTCCTTTGTGTGTTTGTTACAGTATATGCCGATATTACACAACCGGCCAGTCGGGCGTGGCGAACAGCACGCCTATCCCGTAGCCTTTGGTGCTGGTCAGCTCGCATTTTAGCGGGACCGGGCGTGAGCCTGGGAAGTGAGCCTGCCACCATCCTAGCGAGCGTTCGAACGCCTTACGGTAGGCGTGCGGGAGCTTTAGCAGGATAACGTCAGGATCGGGCTGATAGGGCAGACCGTTGTGGTAGTCGCCCACCAGACCGCCCAAGCGGTCCCCACACTGTTTGGCCGGGACGCGCGCACGGAAGATTTGCGCGCCGTCACGGTGTAGCGTGATGATGTATTCCAGTTCCATTTCTATCCCCATTGTGTGGCCATGGCGTCCGCGACGCCCTGATAGGTTCGACTACGTTCTTTCCACCGATTCTCGCTTGGTGGCATTTTGTGTACTCGCGCTTCGCGCCCCTCGACGATGTTCGTCGGCCGCAGCTTCGGCAGGTTCTTTAGCCAAAGGCATGTCGCTTTCGTTTCACCATGCCCGAATTGCCAAGGTTGTATGATTTGATCGGGTTTGCGGATTCGCGAGGATATAATGCTCACAGGGTTTTCCAACGCGATGCGCTTTATCGGCGCATCCAATAGCAGGCGCACAAACGCCAAGGCCTCTTCTTGCTCCTTTTGCTTGTCTTTAAACCAACGCGCGCCTGATACCGCTAGGTGAGTGCATGGCGGGTGAGCTATCATCAAATCCCAGCCGTCATGCAGCACGTCCCGCACGTCGCCTTGATGATGCAATCCCGGCGATTCGCTCGCCAACAGGTCACAGGACAGGGCGACGTGCCCGCGTTGTGTGAATGCGTCACGGACAACGCCGCTGAATTCACAGGCTATGAGAACGCGCATGTCAGGGCGTGACGATAGCGGCGACGATCGCGGCGATCAGACCGCACGCGGCGAATGTTTGCAGGGCTTCGAGGGTTGTTAGCATTGGACTGTCTCCGTTGTTGATTTGTGTAGTATAGGCACAAGGAAGAGGCAAGTCAATAGGCTTTTGTTAGGTGGCGGAAGAAACAACGGAGGCGCCCTGATATCAAGGCGTTATGCTAAATATGCTGTATTACAAATAAAAAAAGGTTGAAAAGTAATATATTAGAATATGCTAATATAATAGTAAAACTGTGGCGCGTTTTCGTAGACGGTCTAAAACCGCATAAACCGCCTACTTTCGCCTACCGCACCCTCTTTTGCGCTGGTAGGCGGGTAGGTTTTGGGTAGGTGTGCAATCTTTGCACTTTGGTAGCCTACCAAAACTATGGTTGCGCTCGCGTTTGTTATGCGATTTGAGGCTTACCTAAAACGCAACCGTGTTGGCGTCTTGGTAGACTACCAAGAGGTTGGGCACTTACGCACAAGTGATGTAATGTTATAATGTAACAAGCATGGACCAAGCCGCAGCGCACGCAACCGTGCGTAAGCGTGGCAGTCGCGCATGACGGGGGGGGCTGGGCCGAGGGATCTCCTTGTAAAAATACGCAGGCATTACGCAAAATTTTTTATTTTTAAAAATACGCAGCGTCAGCAAGAAATTTTTTAAAAAAGTGCTATAACAAAGTATGTTTGACTCTCTCCCTTACGAGCCGCGCGTTATAAAGGCCACTGAGGCCGTGCTGACGCGCATCTATGAATCGGCCAAGAAAGGTCTGAAGGGTGACTCGCTGGCGTTGGCGGCGGGGCTCACGCCACACGAGTATCGGACGCTTGTGCAGCTCGACCCTATCGCAGAGCATTTCGAGCAGCGCGGCCGCGCTGACGGCGAGGCTGAGCTGGCGGGCATTATGATGGACGCAGCCCGCAGCGGCGACACCAAGGCCGCTATGGACATGCTGAAGTATGCCCATAAATGGACCGCGCCGCAGTCCGTGCAGGTTGAGGTTAATCAGACCATATCTATTACCGCGGCGCTGGAAGAGGCGAAACAGCGGGTGATCGAAGGGATAGTTCTGGATGCAAGCGCCGATCTTCTCAGCGACGGACGAACAGAAGCTCATGGCGACGCTTTGGGCGTCGCAGGTCAAGGACGACCCACTGACGTTCGTGAGGATGGCGTTTCCTTGGGGTAAGCCCGGCACGCCGCTGGAGCATCACCAAGGGCCGCGCAAGTGGCAGCGCGAGGTGCTGACCGAGCTGCGGGACCACATACGGGCGAACAACGGTCAGGTGGACTTTAATACGTTCCGAATGGCGACCAGTTCGGGCCGCGGCATCGGTAAGTCTGCTTTAGTCTCTTGGCTGGTCATCTGGATGCTGACGACCCGGATCGGGTCCACGACCATCGTGTCGGCCAACAGCGAGGCGCAGCTCCGCAGCGTCACCTGGGCCGAGATCACCAAGTGGCTGAGCATGGCGTTGAACAGCCATTGGTTCGAGGTATCAGCCACCCGCGTGCTGCCGGCCAAGTGGATTGCTGAGCTGGTAGAGCGCGACTTGAAGCTGGGCACGCGCTACTGGGGCGTTGAGGGGCGCTTGTGGTCGGCCGAGAACCCCGACGCCTACGCGGGCGTCCACAACTTCGCCGGCGTCATGCTGGTGTTCGACGAGGCGAGTGGTATCGACGATGGCATATGGTCAGTGGCTAGTGGTTTCTTCACAGAGAACACGCCTAATCGTTTTTGGCTTGCTTTCAGCAACCCTCGCCGTAACAGCGGCTACTTCTATGAGTGCTTCAACAGCAAGCGAGAGTTCTGGCGAACCAAGACTGTCGACGCCCGAAGTGTGGAAGGAACTGACAAGGCCGTTTACCAGCAGATCATTGACGAATACGGACCCGACTCCAGCGCCGCCCACGTCGAGGTCTACGGTGAGTTCCCCAACGCCTCCGACGATCAGTTCATCGGAACCTTGCTCGTTGACGAAGCCATGGCGCGAGCGCCGTCTAAGGACCCATCGGCACCGATTGTCGTGGGGGTGGACCCGGCGCGGTTCGGGGCGGATGCGACGGTGATCGCTATACGCCAAGGGAGGGACATCCTGTCCATCCGGCGGTTCCGCGGCGATGACACTATGGAAGTGGTCGGCCGGGTAATCGACGTTATAACTGAGTTCAGTCCGCAGCTTGTGGTGATCGATGAAGGTGGTCTGGGAGCGGGCGTCGTCGACCGGCTGAAAGAGCAGCGGTATAGGATCAGAGGCGTCAACTTCGGTAATAAGAGCATCAAGCCGCTGATGTATGGGAACAAGCGCGCTGAGATGTGGGGGGCGATGAAGGAATGGCTGAAGACGGCCAGCATACCGAAGGACCGGTTTCTGAGGAGCGACCTGACGGGACCGATGATGAAGCCGGACTCGAAGGGGACGATCTTTCTGGAGAGCAAGAAAGATATGAAAGCCCGTGGACTCGCCAGCCCCGACGCCGCAGACGCGATAGCCATTACTTTCGCTTTCCCCGTAGCGCACAGAGAGGCCCGCGTAGACAATAGGCCGCGCACGGCGTATGCTAGCGGCGCTATTTCCTCTGGCTGGATGGCCTCTTAATGGTTAAGAAGTCCGTATCCCTCGCGGTTGGCCGCGGCGAGAAGCTGCCGACCAAGCAAGGCGCTGGCCTGACGGCCAAGGGCCGGGCTAAGTATAATGCCGCGGCGGGGACCAACCCGGCGCGGCCTGAGACGCCATCCATAATTGTAACCGTAACACAGGTGACGTAATGCCTCTGGTCAAGAGCAGCAGCAAGGGCGCGTTTCGCAAGAACATCAAAGCTGAGATGGCCGCTGGCAAGCCTCAGAAACAGGCACTTGCCATCGCCTACGACGTAAAGCGCAAGGCTGCGGCCAAGAAAGGCAAGTCAAGTGGCTGCAAGTGACGTAAGAGACGCAGGGAAGGTCGCCAGCGCCGATGAAGGCGACGAACGGCTTGCCACCATGCGCCATCGCTTTACGGTGGCTCAAGCCGCCTATAGCGACACCCGTGAAGATGAGCTGGACGATCTGCGGTTTATGGCGGGCTCGCCCGACAACCAGTGGCAGTGGCCGGCTGACGTGCTGGCGACCAGGGGCGCAGTGCAGGGTCAGACGATCAACGCGCGGCCGTGCCTGACCATCAACAAGCTGCCGCAGCACGTTCGGCTCGTGACCAACGAGCAGCGTCAGAACCGGCCGCAGGGCAAGGTCATCCCGGCTGACGAGAACGCCGATCCGGCCGTGGCCGAGGTGTTCGACGGCATCATCAAGCACATCGAATATCTGTCCGACGCCGACGTGGCCTATGATACGGCCTGCGACAACCAAGTCACATACGGCGAGGGCTATATCCGGCTGATTACCGAGTATTGCCGCGAGGACAGCTTCGATCAGGACATCAAGATCGTCCGCGTTCGTAACAGCTTCTCGGTCTATATGGACCCGATGATCGAGGATCCGTGCGGCTCGGACGCGCGGTATTGCTTCATCACGGAAGACGTTCCCAAGAAGGAATATGAGCGGCTTTACCCCGACGCGACGCCCATCTCGACAATGATGGCGCAGGGCGTGGGCGACCAGATGCTCAGTATGTGGATGAGCCAGGAAACCATCCGCATCGCTGAATATTTCTACGTTGAAGAGAAGAAGCACACGCTTAATCTTTACCCAGATAACATCACGGCGTTCGACGGCACGCCCGAGGACCGTCGGCTGAAGGCCGCCTATGGCAAGCCGCTGCGCTCGCGCGAGAGCGACCGCCGGCAGGTCAAGTGGCTGAAGACGAACGGCTATGAGGTGCTGGAGGAACGCGACTGGGCGGGTAAGAACATACCGGTCGTGCGCGTCATCGGCAACGAATTCGAGGTAGACGGGCAGCTCTACATCAGCGGTCTGGTGCGCAACGCGAAAGACGCGCAGCGCATGTATAATTACTGGGTTAGCCAAGAGGCAGAAATGCTGGCGCTGGCCCCGAAAGCCCCCTTCATCGGCTACGGCGGCCAGTTCGAAGGGTATGAAATGCAATGGAAAACGGCCAATACGAACAACTGGCCGTATTTGGAGGTTAACCCGGATGTCACCGACGGGGCTGGTAATACTCTCCCACTACCGGAACGCGCTCAGCCGCCGATGGCCCAAACTGGGCTTATCCAAGCCAAGATGGGCGCAGGCGAAGACATCAAAGCGACCACGGGTCAATACGACAGTTCTATTGGCGCTACCAGCAACGAACGAACGGGTCGCGCTATTCTGGCACGGGAGCGGCAAGGCGACACGTCTACGTTTCACTATGTAGACAACATGAGCCGTGCGGTTCGATACATCACGCGGCAGTTGGTTGACCTTATCCCGAAGATTTACGACACACAGCGGGTGGCTCGCATTGTAGGTATCGACGGCGAGATCGGAATGGTGAAGATCAATCCGACGCAACCGGAAGCCGTGCGCGTCATTAAGGACCCGATCACGGGCGAGACAATCGACAAGATTTATAACCCGAACGTCGGTCTTTACGATGTAATGGTCACGACCGGCCCTAGCTACATGACCAAGCGGCAGGAAGCCATGGACGGCATGTCCATGATCTTGCAGTCAAATCCGCAGCTCTGGTCTGTGGCGGGCGATCTGTTCATCAAGAACATGGATTGGCCGGGCGCGCAGGAAATGGCGGCGCGGTTCGCTCGTATTCTGGACCCGAAGGTTCTGGAAAAAACTGACGAGTCGCCGGAAGCGCAGATGATGCGCGCTCAGATGAATGATATGGCGAACCAGATGGAGCAGACGACGGCGCTGATCCAGCAGCTTCAGCAGTCCTATGACATGCAAAAGCTGGCGATTGACGAACAGAACAGCCAGATCAAGGCTTACGAAGCCGAGACGAAGCGTATTCAAGTCACGCAGCCGGCCATGACGCCTGAACAGATACAGGACATCGTGCAGGGAACCATCGCTGCGGCAATCGACATGGGCGACATCGTGCCAAACATGCCGTCGGCACAGGCTTTACCGGGGATTGAGCAATGAGCTGCGCTGATTTGATCGGGCATTTGTTTTTGGCGCGGGATGTCACGCATTCCGTGCATTTAAACACACGCTCTTACGCCAAACATAAGGCTTTGGGCTCATTTTATGGCAAGATTATTGATTTGGCTGATGATTTGGCCGAGCAATATCAAGGTCGTCACGGCTTAATCGGTCCGATTACGCTTCATTCTACCAAGAAAACAACCAATGTGGTCGAATTTCTTGAAGATTCACTGAAAGAAATTGAAAATATCCGGTATAAAGTCTGTGAAAAGGATGATACGGCCATCCAAAACACTATCGATGAGATAGTTGGTCTGTATCTCAGCACGCTTTATAAGCTCAAATTCTTAGCGTGAGGCGCAAATGGCGGCTAGATTTTGGGTCGGCGGCACCGGTAATTGGAATGATACGGCCAAATGGTCCGCCACTTCAGGGGGTGCGGGCGGCGCGAGCGTCCCTACGTCCGCAGACACCGCAACGATCGACTCTAACTCGGGCGCTTCTGCGTTTGTTATTACAGTCAACGTAGCAGCAAGCGTTTCGACGCTTACTATCAATAATGTTAATTGCACGTTGCTATTAAATAATACATTTACCGCCGCCTCAACCATTACTTTGACTACAGGGTCTATAGACCTTAATAATATAACAATGACAACGCCTATTTTTGCGTCGTCAAACAGCAATGTCCGATCTATAGCCTTTGGAGCGTCGGGCAAGTTGTCTTGCACAACCGCTACGTCCAATCCATTGTCTATGGCGACAGTTACTAATTTTTCTTACTCAGGCACTAGCAATATTAGTATTGATGGCGCTGCTACGACGACCAATCGTGTTGTGCTATTTGGTTCTACTGGAGGAACCGAAGCTAATGCCGTCAATATAACTGTTACCGCGGGCTCCGATACAATCGATATATACAGAACTATCAAAAACTTAACCCTAACAAGTGGTTTTACGGGAACTATAAAAAATACCTTGACGCGAAACATTTATGGCGATCTTACGCTTAACAGTGGTCAGTCTTGGGATGCTGCATCAGCAGCTAATACTTTTGTTGCGTCTAGCGGGCTCCAAAAGATTACAACGGCGGGCGTTACCATTACATCGGCATTTACCGATAGCGGCGACGCAACCTTGCAGCTTGAAGATAATTACACGACAAGTTCAACATTTGGAACGACACAAGGGCCGTTAAACCTTAATGGCAAGACTTTAACTACCACATCGTTTATTACAGCGGGTGCATTCACGCGTACTATTGTGTTTGCTAACGGCACAATTAACGTAACGGGTAGCGGCGCTACGGCATGGAATGCGTCCGGGTCTAATTTTACGACCAGCGGCACTGGCACTATTACGATGACCTCGGCCAGTGCAAAAACTTTTGTGGGAAATGGATTTTCCTACTCCGCAACGCTTAATCAAGGCGGTGCGGGTGCCCTTACTATAACCGGCAGCAATACGTTTGCCAACATAACGGCTACAACGCTGCCTTCTACGATCACTTTTACCGCAGGCACGACGCAGACGGTAGCGCAGTTTACGGGTTCGGGCACGGCGGGCAATATTTTGACGCTGAATAGCGCCACGCCGGGTTCTCAGTTCACACTGAGCGATTCTACCGGGGTAAACACGGTAAGTTATTGTTCCATAACCGACTCTGTAGTAACTGGCGGCGCGGTTTGGCAATCGCTAACTTCAGATGGTAATGTGAACGGCGGGAATAATGCAGGCTGGATTTTCACCGCAATACCAGTCGTTTATTCTCAATCTACAGGCATAAAGCTGCGCTCTATGGCTCAGCGCGGGAGGTTTTGAGATGACGATGAATGTGAAGGGTATCACAACCTGCATGGGCTACCAGCAGCTCTCCAGCCTGTCTTCAGCTACAGGGCTCACTGTTCCGACTCAAACCCCAAATGGATCAGCCACTAAGGCTAATTTTGCTATTATTGTCGCCGAAACGCAGAATGTTCGCTGGCGCGACGATGGCACGGACCCGACTGCAAGCGTCGGTATGCTTCTAGTTGCTGGTGTGCCATTCCAATACGATGGCGATTTAAGCCGTATCAAATTCATTGAGACGACGGCCAGCGCAAAAGTCAACGTCAGTTATTACGTCTGACAAGGATAACTTGAATGCCGAACCTCAAGATTTCTCAGCTCCCCGACGCTTCAACGCCTTTGACTGGAACGGAGCTTATTCCGCTGGTTCAAACGGGAAGCACTAAAAAGACAACCTTAGATAACCTTCCTTTTTCGCCCCCCGGCACTGGGGCAATTGACAGGTCTATTCAGTCGCGTTTGTCAGACACAATAAGTGCCAAAGATTTTGGCGTTGTTGGTGACGGCATCACTGATGATACCGTCAATATGCAAAAAGCCATAGACTATGCTGTTTCTACCGGTAAGACTTTATTCGTCCCGTCAGGTAAATACCGCATGACGGCTCAGTTAAATTTTTCCGCAGGCGCGGCTATTGAGGGCGACGCGCCTAATATTACGACCGCAATTCCAATTCCGTTAGTAACTCCGCCGACAACGGGCACTTGGTTTTATTTAGATCACACAGGCATCGGATTTTTCTGCCGTGACAGCGCATCAGTTGGTCAGGCAAAAAGATTTGTAAATATAACTAACATAGGAACTTACCGCCCAAATCAACCGTTGCCTGCACCGGGCTGGACGCCGCTTGTTTGCGGTGAAGACATCCGCGTTGAGTATGACGTTCAGCTATATAATATTGTGTTACTCAATCCGTATGTTGGTATCTATGTGCGGTCAGCGGGAACTCTTAACGCTCAACATATAATGGGCCAGCCGCTTTACACGGGTATCTTATGCGAACGTAGTTCTGATGTTCAGTATTGGAATGAAGTGCAGTGGTGGCCTTTCTGGTCCCAAAGTCTAGATGTAATTACATACACCGTAAATAATGCTGTAGGGTTTAGAATAACACGCTCAGACGGGTTGTATATAACCAACAGTTTTTCTATCTACTATAATAGATTTCTGCTAGCGCGCGACGTTAGCGGGGCGGGCTCGGGGTTCGCTAGTTTTGGTATCATAGACTGTTATTCGGATGGCTGCGGCGGCGGTATTGAAATAATTTCGGATTACTATACCGCTTATGGCAATATCACGAATTTTACGTCAAATTCGAATGCAACTATCTTTGTCACTGGCGATGGTATCTCGCTCAGCGGCACTGTCGTATCTCAGTTAGAAGTCTCAGGGCTTGCAGTTACGCGCGCTAATGACGCCGCTGTGCGCGCTGCGGGTGCGGCACATACGCTAAACGTATCCGCGATTAAAGTGCAAGATTGGGATAGAAATGCTGTCGGTGGCGTAGGCGCGTTCGTAGCTGATGGCTCTGCGAGCATAAATATAATACAGATTCCTACGTTTAGCTCATCGCCTGCTACAAGATACCAGACTATTGGGTCGGGTATTATATTGTTTCCGGTTAGATACAGCACTACTAGCGCCGCTAATCTTCCCACTGGCATTTTCACTAGACGGTTTTCAATAAATAATGACACGGCAGTATCTATTAATCTTCCCACAGCGGAGAAAACGGTAATAATGACTATGGTGCCAGCCGCCGCGCCTTCAGGCGCAGCTCCAGCGGGCGATGTTTGGCTGCGCTGCACGGCGACGCCAGCGTCGGCTATTGTTGCGATTTCGCCGTCGCCCGCAGCTAACTTTGCCGTCACTACGGGTGTGTTGACAGGCACGACAGGTTCCGTCGGTGATTTTACGGTAAGTGCTGCCTCGGACGGCAATATATATCTAGAGAATCGAACAGGCGTTTTTCGAGCTCTTAACGTGCTACTCACAGGTAATTGACTTTTATACACAAAGTAAATACTTTTTGTGTGCCGACTAGCCGTATAGCTAGGTATAGGAGACGTAATGTCTGACGAAGAACAGGCTGTAGCGGAGATCAGCCCCGCGCCGGAACCGGAAGCTACGGCAGCGCCGGACGTTCCGCAGGAATCGATGCCGGAGGAACAGCAGCATACAAAGACGTTCTCTCAGGAAGAGTTGGACGCCATTGTAAGCAAGCGCCTTGCAAGAGAACAGCGTAAATGGGAACGAGAGCAGGCCCAGCGCCTAGCGGAGTTACAGGCCACGAAACCTGTAGCGCCTCCGACCGACCCAAATGACTTTGAGTCCGCTCAGCAGTATGCCGAAGTACTTGCTGAACAGAAGGCTCAGGAACTTTTGGCAAAGCGAGAAGCCGCTAGACAACAGGCTGAGATCGTAGAGGCATATAAGGACCGCGAAGAGGAAGCCAGAGAGAAATACGAGGACTTTGAACAGGTCGCGTATAATCCAAATCTTCCCGTAACGGACCATATGGCTCAGGCGATCCAAGCTTCCGACATTGGCCCCGAGGTGATCTATTACCTTGGCTCCAATCCGAAAGAAGCTGGACGCATTTCTCGTCTGCCGCCTATCTTGCAGGCAAAAGAGATCGGAAAAATTGAGGCCAATCTGGCTTCAAATCCGCCGGTTAAGAAAACCTCAACCGCGCCCGCACCTCTTGCTCCTGTCACGGCTACCCGGTCAAGTTCGAGCCCGAAACGAGACACTACGGACCCTAGGTCTGTCAAAGAGATGTCTACTTCGGAATGGATTGAAGCGGAACGCTTGCGGCAGATCAGGAAGTGGGAAGCGCAGAATCGGAGATAAAGGATGTCTAATTCGCTTCTTACTATTGACATGATTACTCGCAAGGCCCTTGAAATCCTTGAGAATAATCTTGTTCTGACCCGCACCGTTAACCGTCAGTATGACGACTCTTTCGCCGTTGAAGGCGCTAAGATCGGCTCGACCCTCCGCATCCGTCTGCCCGACCGCGCTCTGGTCACGGACGGCGCTGCGCTTCAGGTTCAGGACGACAACGAGCAATACACCACGCTCGCGGTTTCCAGCCAGAAGCATATTGGCGTGAACTTCACGACTGCCGAACTCACCATGCAGCTCGACGATTTCGCTGAGCGCGTGCTGAAGCCTCGTATCTCGCAGCTTGCATCGTCTATCGACGCTGACGTTGCGAACAGCTTCAAGTATATCGGCAACTCGGTCGGCACGCCCGGCACGACCCCGGCCACCTCGCTGGTTCTGTTGCAGGCGCAGCAGAAGCTCAACGAGAACGCCGCTGTCATGTCGCCGCGCTATGCGACGGTCAACCCGGCTGCTAACGCCGCGCTGATCGAAGGCATGAAGGGCCTGTTCAACCCGGTTTCGGCCATCAGCAAGCAGTTTAAGAACGGCATGTTCGGTGAAGGCATCCTCGGCTATGACGAGCTGAATATGTCGCAGTCGATCAAGCAGTTTACGACCGGCTCGCGCACGGGCACGATCACCGTCAGCACCTCGGTTACGTCGGAAGGCTCGACCAGCATCGTCCTGACGGGCCTTGGCTCGACGGTCATCAAGGCTGGCGACGTGTTTACGATTGCCGACTGCTACGCCGTCAACCCGCAGACCCGTGAGTCGACTGGCTCGCTGTATCAGTTCGTCGCTCTGGCGGACGTTACGGCTTCCACGACCGCGACTGTTACGGTTCCGGCCATGTATTCGGCTGGCCAGGCGCTTGCGACGGTTGACGCTCTGCCGGTTTCCGGTAAGGCCGTTACCTTCCTCGGCTCGCCGTCGACTCAGTATCCGCAGAACCTCATCTACCATCGTGACGCTATTGCGTTCGCCACGGCTGACTTGCTCATGCCGCAGGGCGTCGACATGGCTTCTCGCCAGGTTCACAACGGCATTTCGCTCCGTGTTGTTCGTCAGTATGACATCAACAACGACCGTCTGCCCTGCCGTATTGACGTTCTGTATGGTTACAGCGTCATTCGTCCGCAGATGGCGGTTCGTCTTTGGGGCTAACGAGGTGGGGCTTCGGCCCCATCTTCATCTCAGACAAAGGAGCAATAAATCATGGCTATCACTACGCAGGGCGCGTCTTATCCGCTCGAATCCTTCGGCCCGACGCCGGCGCTGTCTACTGGCACTGGCGGCTATCAGGTTGGTGCAGGTAATCGCGGCGAACCGCTTATGTTCGTTACGGCTGTTCCGGCCACGGCGACGGCTTCGGCTACTCTGACGGCCGATCAGGTCACTAATGGTATTCTGTTGGGCTCGCCGGGCAGCTCGGCGGCGTCTTATCAGCTTCCGACTGTTTCAACCCTCGAAGCTGGCATCCCCTCGGCTATCAATATTGGGGAGAGCTTTGACTTCTCGGTTGTCAATGTTGACGGTTCGGGCTCGGGCGTCATTACGCTGACGACCAATACGGGATGGACGTTGGTTGGTCTTATGACCGTCGTTGCTACGGCCGGCACTGCGCAGCGTTTCCGCGCTCGTAAGACTGGCTCGGGCGCTTGGACGCTCTATCGCATCGCGTAACAATAGGAGAAGGCAATGCCTAACACTAAAGCTGTCGGCGTTGCCTTCTCTGATCCCGAACTCGTTGCTGGCACAACCATCACGGGTGCGACGATCAGTGGAGGCACTATCGCCGGCGTTTCTACGTCCGGTATCACTAACTTGGCCGTAGATGTCGCCAAGCCTGCGGCGGCCGGGTCCACCCGCGCCGATGCTACGGCTATGACGGCCTCGTTTAATTGGGTTACGGCTGCAGACGCCACCAAAGGCG